CTTTCGATTGATTTAACAACTTCAGGTGGACAACCTTCATTGTCTTTATAAGTTAGGATTTCAAAATCAACATCATCTCTTTTATCTTTTAAGTCTGTATAGAACCAAAACTCTTGTGTTGGATTCCAGTCTAACCATATTTCTTCTGTTGTACGAATTTCTAGTTGGTCAAATATTTCTTTTGGAATATTATTTGCCTCGTTTATAAAAAGTCTTTGCCGTCTTGGACCTCTGACCTTATGTGGCATATCTAAAGAAAAAAATTCTATCTTACTTCCTGTTTCAAATGTATAAGTAAAATCTGTCTTATTCCATAAATCAGGATTAAAGTAATTATGTTCTTCCATTATGTTTAAAAAATCTCTTACACAACCTCTTTTAAGATGTGGCATTGATTCGGAAGTAATAGATGTCAAAGTTGGTTTCTTATCTCTTTGAGCTTTATCAATTAAAATTTGAATTATAGAAATAGTTTTACCAGCAGATGATCCACCGGCAATTCCTTTAATTCTCTTGTTTAGTTGTATCAGCTTCTTTGTTGCTGTTGTGATTATATACATTTTTTAGAATTGGTTCTGGCAATCTAATATTTTGGTCTACTTCTGATTTGTCTTTCCAATCAAAATTATTCTTAGCATTAAATATCAATCCAGGTGTAAAGGCATTCTTATCATTCATTCTTCTCTCTATGTCCATTTCAACTTTATCTCTTGCTCTTTTTATAGTGGGGAAATATTCATCCTTGGTACTGTAATTATAAAGTGTCTTTCGGTCAATTCCTAAGTAGTAAGCTAATCCACTCATTGTGTAAGGTTCTGGTGAAATATAGGCGAACTGTTCGTTTGTTTTGTTGTCGTATCCTTGAACTAATCTGTTATCACAATAATCAAAATATTCTTCTATCTTTTTTTCTACTTCTTTTACTGATTTAAATATCAACGGTCTACCGGCAGCCATAACCTATTATATCACTTTGTCAATTACCGCATAATTACCACAGCATTGTCCTCCCCTACTCGATAGGGGACACCTCTCTTAGGTTCAAAAAACACAAATTTACCTTATCTCTCCGATAGGGGAGTGGTGCTGAATACATTGCCATAGAATTTAGGACTGTCTTTACAGTATTTCTTTTTAATATTTAGTATTGTCGACACACTGCAAAAACACTCTCTGGCTATTTCTCGTAAAGATAAAGGTTGATAGTATTCCAGGAGGGCGATAATCTGTTCTCTTTGTTCATCGGTCAATCTGTTTGGTTTAGTCAATGGTTTATAATAATTTTTATTAATACCGATAAAGTTCATCTGCTTCTTGATAAACGTTCATAACGATCAAAGTCGCCATATTTCTTGATGATTTCTTTTTCGTGCCGGTGGACGATTTTATTGATCCGTTGTTGTAATCTTTCCAAAGCTCTTGCTTTTTGTTTAGGTGTCATAATTTACTGGCTTCAATCAATAATTCTTTTTTAGTTTCTAAATGAGCTAATTTATTAGCTAATTTTATTTCTGATATATTTATCATATTTTTATTTAATTAAAATTATATTGTCCTCTAAACATTATTAATGTTTTTGCTTTTATTCTTTTTTCACATGTAAACCAAAATTTACTATTTACATCTAATTGTCCTACCCAAATATCAGGTTCGATATTGTATTTAGATTTTTCTAAGCAATTATCAAAAAATATTTTATAAATATTACTTTTTGTAGAAAAAATATAACCATTATATTTATCATTCCATTCAAATATCCAACTAGGTGAGTTATTTCTTAATAAAGTGATTTTACTCATAATTAATATTTAATTCTTCTACATTTTTAAGACTTATTAATTGTTTAGCTAATTCTAATTTTTCTTTAGTTAAATCTTCTTCTTTCCATACTTTTAAATAAGTTTCATACAATGCTTTTTCATATTCTTCTATAGACATATCTATATTGAAATTTTTTTCAAAATATTTAATCCCTATTTTAGGAGTAAAATTAACATTGTCTCCTGTTTCTCCTATACATAATTTTTTATAAAGATTATATGTTGCCTCTTTTTCTGATATTTTAGACAATTTATCTTTTTTATAATTATACATTATAGAAGGAATTTCTTCTAAATCATGATCTATATAAAGAACAATACCTTGATGATTTATTTTTTTTGATAAAGAATAAATATAATCTTCTGCTTCTGCCCCATCTGCTTCTATAGCACCATGATTTTGTTTAAATAAATTATAAAGTTTACTAATTAAAGGATTAGGTGCAGGTCTATTTGCTTTGTACTCTTGATATAGTTGTTTTCTAAAGTTGTTTTTACCTCTAATAAATATATATAACGATTCTATGTCATAATATTTTTCTACATTAAGCAACACTTTAAAAACTAACTCATTTAATTTTAATTCTAAAGTTTCTAAATCATCTTCTGTATATTCAGGATTTCTTTCACCTGTTTCTTCATTTTTTCCAGAATATAAAACAAAATGCACAATGCTATCTGCATCCCATAAAACCACTTTAGATTCTCTAATTGAAAAATCACTTATAATATCTTTAATATTATCATCATGTACATATTCCTCTATCTTATTTACTTTCATAGTTTAATATCTAATGCATTTAATGTATCTATTTTTTTTTGTATGGTGTTTGATTTACATTCATTTTTTTAAACTTTTATTTAATTTTTTCATTTCTTTTGTGATATTTTTATATTTTTTAACTATAAATTCTTCTAAATCTTCATATTGTTGAGGTTTTTCATTAAACTCTCTGTCATCATTATCGTCATTCCATAAATCAATTTTTATAGAGTAATAATCAAAATTTAAATTTAATGATATATTTTCTATATAACCCGCTTTTGTATAAATAAATACATGGTTAGAATTTTCATCACCATTCATTCCCCACAATCTTGTATTTAAATTGTCTACAACTTCTTCTATTTTATTCATAAATTTACTTTTTATTACCGATCAAATTTAAATGATTTAATAAACTTTTCTAAAACCTCTTTTTGAAATTCAAGAATTTGAATCTCTGTATATTGTCCTTCATCTAACCATTTAACAATATCTCCTGTATTATGAGTACTATATTTATATTCTAACTCTTCTATATACTGTTTGCCCATTTCACAATCAAAATCTATGATATATGGTTCTTCTATGCCTAATTCAGATTTAATAAACAAATCCCATCTTTCACCTAAAGGAATGGATTTATCTACTACCCAAAGTTTTAATTTTTCTGTTAAAAGTTTCTTTTCTTCTAAGAATTTTTCTATTTTTTCTTTCATAAATTTTTCTCTTTTAAGTTTGATTTAGCTTTGTTGCAAAATAATTCTTTTTTTTTAGATGATAGAAAAATCTTTAAGGTTCTTCCTTGATCTTGCAATTCTAATTCTAAAAAATCAAAATCATTTAATTCTTTATATAAAGTTAAAATTCTTCCAATAGGTTTATCATTTTTAGCATGATTAATTATTTCTAATCTTGTTATTTTTTCTGTATTCATTTTCTTGTACATTTTTTAGTTCCATAATGTCTAATACAATAACAATTATTATCATTTCTACAATCACTTGTATAATCAGAATAGTCGTAGTCATTCACAATAGATTTTTCTTTAGGTAATATCATTTCATCTACATTTCTTCTAAATTTTCTAAGAGTATAGTTAATAACTCTTCTAACTGTTCTCCAATAAATTTGTGATTTTTGAAAATTACGAGGGCTGTCTTTGATTATTGGTTTTTTAATTGATCTACTCATAAATATCTTTTGTAAACACGACCTCCAATCCAAAGATTATATGAATTTACTCTAAGAACATTAAATTTTACTTGAGCTTCTATTTCTTTAAGAGTTAAATCAGATTTACTTGTAGCAAATTCTAATATCTCTCTCTTAAAATTATTTTCACCAAGTAATTTAACTTGTTCATTTAATTCTTTTGAAGAACCAAAATATTTAAGCCATCCACTATCTTTAGTTCCTTTAATTACTCTTTTGCCTTTATTTTCTGGAAGTAATTTTGCTTTTTTACTTAATTTAGTTTTTTTCTTATGTGTGAAGGCTTTTTTACCTACATATATTTTTTTATTTAATATATCCGTTATAAGGTAAGAGTATCCATAATAACCTTCTGGAGGAATTTCAAGACACTCATTTTTGTATATCCAACAATTTTCTATCATTTTTTTATAATAAATGGTTTTCTACATT